GTGTATTTCCCCCAAGCGTTCGCTATCATTTCCCCCATGGCCTACTACGAGAAGCGCGGGGACGCCTGGCGCGCCCAGATCCGCCGCAAAGGATATCCAACCCTTTCCGCCACCTTTGATACCAAGGCAGAAGCCCAGCGATGGGCCGCCGAGATCGAAGGTGATATGTCGCGTGCGCGTTTCGTCGACATGCGCGAGGCCGAGAGCACCACGCTCGCTGAGGCCTTGGACCGCTACCTGTCGGAGGTCACCTCCACCAAGAAGGGCGCCAAGCAGGAGCAGGTTCGCATCAAGAAGTGGAAAGAGCACAAGCTGGCCAGCAAGGGCCTCGCTGCGATCCGCTCGAGCGACATGGCCACGTACCGCGATGCTGAGCTCAAGGAAGGTAAATCGACCGCGACAGTCCGGCTCAACCTGGCAGTGATCAGCCACCTTTATACGGTGGCCACCAAGGAGTGGGGTATTGAAGGGCTGACCAACCCGTGCCGGGCGATCCGGATGCCCAAGGGCAGCAAGGAGAGGGATCGTCGCCCAACGCCGGCGGAGCTCGCCGCGCTGTACAAGGCGGCCGGCCAGATGAACGCCCAGTTGCCGGTGTTCATTGAGTTGGCGGTGGAGACCGCGATGCGACGGTCTGAGCTGCTGATGCTGCGCCGCGACCAGGTGCGCGGCAAAGTGGCCTACTTGGAAGACACCAAGAATGGCGAGAGGCGCGCGGTGCCGCTGTCCTCCCGGGCGATCGCCCTGCTGGAAGGGCTGCCCACGCCGATCGGTGGCGGCCGGTACTTCAACCTGGCCCTCAACACGATCAGCAACTATTTCCCCAGGGCCTGCGTGGCCGCTGGGATAGAAGGTCTACGCCTTCACGACCTTCGCCATGAGGCGACCAGTCGTTTCTTCGAGCGCGGCTTCACCATGATGGAAGTCGCGAGTATCACGGGCCACAAGACCCTGGCGATGCTCAAGCGCTACACCCACCTCAGCCCGCAGGACCTAGCCGAAAAGCTCGGCTAATTTACAAATAGCCGTTTAAACGGAGTCCTAGGTGACAAACGGCTTGGCTTTTGATGGCATTTGGCCCTAGATTACACTTTAAGTGGAACGGATCCATGTGTAGAATCCGCAAACTTTTCGTCGCGGTCGGCGAATGGATTCGTGTGCTAGGGTGAGTATGGATTTCGAGATCGTTACTGAAATTTCAGCAGAGTCGGTTGGCCCAATAATTGCGGCATTGAACGATGCTGATGACGCTAGTACGGTTCGAATCATCCTGAAGACCAACAACGGTGGGGACGTAGGTGCTGCGTTTGCTCTGATCATTGCCATCCAGAACTCCAAGGCTTCTGTGGAGATTCACATGGAAAGGCACATCATGAGTGCAGCTGCCTTCATCTGGGTCTACTTTGCAACGAGAAAGCGGCCTGGCAACGTGATCGCGCTTCGACCGAATGAGCCAGCAGTTTTGATGTACCACAGGCCAAGGCAGCCCTGTGATACTTCGCCAGATCATTACCTGTTCCGGGATGATTTGGCTGATGACCATCCGCTACGTGAGCAGATGGCCGTAGGCGTGCAGACCTTTGACGCCGTGTTTGATGAACTTTTACAGGCGTTAGGGTACTCAGAAGAGATGGAATACCTAACGCACCAAGGCGCGCAGTATAGGCACAACCTCAGTCATATGAGGGCTGCCTACTACCAAAATCGGGATTGCATCCTGACTTTCTAAAGGGAATGGCTATGACTACCGTGGCTTTGCACAACCTAGACTTGAGCAAAATCAAACGTTCAACCCCGTCAGACGAGCTGACTGCTTTCATGCAGGAGTACATTCGTCTGGACGATCGAATGCGCGCTCAGTGCCAGCGCGAAGGTAAGCCAGTCCCTCATGTGACTGCTGATCAAAAACGATAAGCAGCATGATGTGAAAAAGCCCCGCTAGTCGGGGCTTTTTCATGCCACCCGAACCAGACGAGGCGGCTCCTTTCTCTTCCGTCCTGGTTTCGGCCTTTGGTGCTCTCCATCCCGAAATTCGCGCAGGAACTTGCGCACGTCCTCCTTCAGCCAGCAGTGCCGATTGCCCATTTTGAAGCTCTTGGGCAGCCACGGCACCCCGCGGCGAATCCCCTCCCTGATCGACGCCTCGGTTCGGCCCAGCAGTTTGGCCAGGCCCTCGACCGTCAGCACCTCATTTTCTTCACTCATACCTTCCTCCCGGCCTGACGCGTCAGATTTTGGCTTTCACGCTGACCTGTCACGTCAGGTTCGTTTTGCTGGCGGCAGCGCAGGCTTCGATTCAATGAACGAGCTGGCCGAGTGTTCGCCGCCAATGTGGCGGAAGTAGTCAATCTCAACCTTTGCGCTTTCAATCAGTACGCGGCTGATATCAGATACCGACTGGGCGCGCTGAACCTCCTTGGCCAGGTTGTCGTCATCGGCCTCCCGCACCGCTTCGAGCTGGGCGAACAGGTGGTCGCGAAGGTCGCTGAGCTTATTTTTCATTCCTGGTCTTCCTCTTGATCTCTTTTTTCAGTTCGTTTTGCAGGTGGAGAATGTCAACGATCTCCTCCGGCAAGCCTTTGTAGTGATGGTTGTTGCGCAACTGGTGCTCGGCACGCGTGCGCAGGCATAGGTTGGCCAAGTTCGTGTTCTGCACGTTGCCGTCTTTGGCTGCCACGACCATCCCCTCTGGTACAGGGCCGTTGGCTTCCTCCCAGGTGTAGATATGAAGCGGCTTCCACACGTCGGGCTGCGCTACCTTGATCAGCGTGTACCGGCCTTTGCGGTGGGTGGCTCCAACCGGTCTTGGATCCTGGCCAATCTGACCCCCGTTGGCCTCCAGCCTGGCAAGCAGGATTCGTCGATGCGTTTCCGATCTGTGGGCATCGGTCTTAACCAGCCCAAAAAGGGCTGCCCGCAAGGTGATGGCTGTCTTCGTCCGTCCTGGTAGTAGAAGACAAAGCTCCTTGTTGGTTTTGTTGGGGTAGAGCTGGCGAAGAAGCGCATCCTCTGCCTCGGTCCAACGCTTGACTGGCCCTCGCCTAGTCATGGCCTGCTCCGGCCTGCAGCTCTTCGATAACTGATTGGATGCCGGCTACATAGCTGCCTGGCCGGCCTTTGGTAGCGCCGGTCAATCGCTCAACCACCACGTCGACCGGTGAGCCACGCAGTGAGGTGACCAAGTCAATCGCCCAGTTCCTTGCTTCCAAGTACATGAAGCGGTTGATGGGGCCGGCCGGAGGCAGCGCTGAGCAGGAGAGTTTGCGGGTGGGCTCTACACCATGAGCCGTCGAGACCTTTGCGGCTGACCTTGATACGACCGAGTTGGCCCGCCCGCGACCCCGCTTGAGCCCCATCGATTCGAGTATTTCCTTCGCCGCCTGGCTGATATCCCGCTTGCTCATGAGTGCCTCCGGAAGTGGTCGGCCAGAACTCGTCGCCCGTCCAGGCCGCAGGCAGCGGACAGGTCAAGGACCTGCCCGAAGGTTGTTTCGCGCTGCTGCAGGGCGTCCCACAGCAGCAAGAGCAGGCAGGCCTGGCTCATGGCTCCTGCTCCCGAGGCTTTTCGGCCTGCTGCGCCTGGTCACGATCAAGTAGTCTGTCGATCCGGGCGAGGAGTATGTCGCGATACTCGACGTTGACCAGTTCGTCGTTGACGTATGCGATTGCCTCCCGCAGCAATACATCAGCCTCCTGCAGCTGGGTCTCGCACTCAGCCAGCCTGGCCTGCAGGTCGCCTTCGCTGAGTCCGGCTATTACTGCCAAGCCGCGACCTGCTGAGACCAGATCACCCAGCTTGGTGAAAGGCAGGATGCTCGAGAGTGGCGCGGCTTCGCTGGCCCGCAGCACAAGCGTGATGCGTTCAGGCTGCTTCATGGCCGCTCTCCGTTCCGCGTGCGGCTTGTTCCTCGGCTTCATCCTGCAGGAGCTGGCGCCATTCGGCCTCGGTGCGATTTCCATAGAGCGGTTCAGGCTCGGGAAGCTCGGCACTCGATGCTGGCGCCTGTGGCTTGGGCAGACCTGCTGCTTTGCGCTCGGCAATTTCCTTGCGGTCTACGGCTACACCTTGCGGAGCTTCGATGCCAAGACGAACCTGGCTCCCTTTGACCCCCTGCACGACAACGGTGATGTCGTCGGAGATCTTGATGGCTTCGCCTACGCGACGGGTGAGGATCAACATGGTCAAACTCCTTGTAGGGGAGGGCGGCGATTGCCGCCCTTCAATTCACTGCGTTGTGCGCAGTTCGTTGCGTGGCACCCAGCCGCCGGTGGTTTTCACCATGCAGCCGACGTAGGGCGCGAACTTGGTGTGCCGCTCGGTCTGGTAGCCGTACCATTGGCACGATCCCCAATTCACAGCAGCGGCGATTACGAGCGCGCACAGGGCAAGCCCTACAACCGCGCCAAGGCCTATGTGCTTGCGCTTCAAGCCTCGATACCGAAGTCTTTGGGGCGCAAGCCCAGCTGCACACCAACCTCTGCCAGGACCTTGAGTTCTTCGGGGCTGATGTTTCCGTCGCCCTCGGCAACGGTGATCATGTTCACGAACACCTCCTCGGCATCGAGAGGGTTGTTCTTGATGTCCGCGATCTCGCGCATGATGTTCATGCGCCCCAGGCGGAAACCGGCCTGCAGTTGCTCGGTGAAGAGGTTCACGGTGGCGGTGATCTCTTGGCCGAAGTGCTCCAGGTTCTTGTTTGCCCGGATCTGAATGTCGATCTGAGCCGCCTCGTTTTTGCTGATCTCGCCGTCAGCCGCCGCCACCAGCAGACAGCCACCGACGATGGCTTGCATCAGGTCACGGTTTTCCAGCTTCTTGACTGCGCGCTTGGCGCCGAACAGTTTCTTTCCAATACCGAACATGGGTCTTTCCTCTTGGGTTGGTGGAGCTTTCTTCAGGCAAGCCGGTGGCCTGCCGCGGTTGTTGGCTTTCGCAAAAATCAGGGTTGGATCAGGTCAGGCTGGAAGCGTCACGCCACCGCCAAGGCGCACTCAGCGCGCCGTTGAATACGGGTCTCGGCAACCTTGCGCTCGCCGGAACGGCGGACGCGGGTGAATTCATCAATGCCAACAATCGTATGTCCGACCAGGATGGCGCACAGAGCGAGAATCATTGGAGAGATAAGTCCGCGGCGCATGGCTTCAGCTACAAGGGCTGGACGCTTGTAAACGCCAAGCTTGTGCATGGCTGCTTCAATGCGGCCTTTGATGGAGCGAGGAGAAAGACCGTCGCGCTGCGCGATCTCTTTGTCAGTGTGGCCGGCAGCTACGGCCACCAAGCAAGACAGCTCTCGTTCAGCCAAGCCTTGACCGAGAATGCCGCGCCACGATCCACAAGTGACAAATTCCATGATGTGATGCTCCATGCTTCGTTGAAGATGGAGTAATAGTGCTTGCGGGATTTATTTGTGTCAATCCTTGCGGGATTATTTTTTTACAGCCCTGGGATTTTTGCATCAACGACGCGCCCGATGATCTCCCAATCGCTGTCCATTTCGACAGTTCTAAAGGCTGGATTAAGCGGGGCGAGATAGCGTGCCCCCGCGTCGGAGACATATTGCTTGAACGTCATTTCGCCGTCTGTATGTCGTGCAACGTAGTATTTTCCGCTAATGAGATCGAATCCTTCAGGCCTGACGAGGATTCGAGTTCCCTCGGGAAAGCTGGTTGCACCAGGTCCTGTCATTGACGGCCCTTTTACAGTTAGCCAAAAACCATGCTCACCTGCGTTCTCAGTGCTCACCAGGAAATCCGAGCCATCCCCTGGTGCAAGGTAGTTTGGAGACTCTGAGCGCTCTCCTGCAGAAACCCAGCTTATCAATGGGTAGCTCCTTGCCTGTCGATAAGGGGCATTCGCCTCTTCAACGTTTGTATCCACCGCGTACTGGAAAGCTTTTTCTCCAGCCGGGCTTGATCGATAACCCTTGAATGCATCCAGCGCCATCTGCTCAACCCCTGGGCCGCTCAGCATTTCTCCATATTTTTTGGAGAAAGAGCTCACGGGAACCTCCAAGAGCGAAGCAATCGCGAGCGAGAAATGGAGATTTAGGGCGTTCCTGCCGTTCAAGTAATGACTCAACGACCCCTGATTCATGCCGAGGATCTGGGCGGCCTTTTCTTGAGTTAGCCCCAGCTCCTTGCGCTTCTCCATGAAAATTTTCTTGAGGGCTGCGCATTCGGCTAGTGCTTCCGGGGAGAGTTCTTTCTTTTTCATCAGCTCACCATATGGCTGGCGGCACTGAAATTCCAATGCCGCCAGCATTGACTTTAAAAAATCCCGCAAGCACTATTTGTGAAAGTCAGAGCTACGGAGTAACCCTGTGCAGCGCACCCCTCTTGCTGAATACGCAGCCAAGCGGCATGCCTGGACGGCTACCAAGCTTGGTATGACCCAAGGAGCCTTGAGCAAGGCCATCCGAGAAGGCCGTTCGATTTTTGTAGTTGTAACCGCGTCCGGGGAAATTTCAGCAGTGGAGGAAAAGCCATTCCCTGGGCAGCGTCGAGGCAGTTCTTCTGCATGCCCACAGAATAGCTCCACAGGAACTATCGAATCAGGTCCTAAAGTACCTGTTTTTTCATCCAGTGCTATGCAGGCCCCTACATGAAGTCTTCCCCACCCCTGTTTTTGCTGAGCGGCTGAGTCTTTCGACCGCCCACAAAAAAGCCCAGCCTGAGCTGAGCTTCTTAGTTGCTACCCGCGCCAACGGGTGGCTTTGGTACCACTTTGTCTGCAGAAGGACAAAACGATGCAACAGGAAAATACCACCGTACCACCAAGCGCGCAAGCCCCGGACTTGTTCCGCCTACATCGGCTACACCGTGGCTCGCTGGCCGCATACAGTGTTGCCCGAGTCTTGCGGGAGAGCCATGAATTTGGTGATGACAATCAACTCACTGATCGTGATCAACACGGGCTTATGCTGGCGCTTGAGTTCATTTGCTACGACTTGTACGCACACCATGAAGCCGAGCTTGAGCTTGGCGAAGGCGGTGCCCAATGACCTCTCTTGTTACCCAAGATACTCGCTTCACCTCTTCCGGTATTGAGTTCGAGATCAAGTTTGGCACGTCCTGCAATACCGCCATTACTGCCGCAGGCGCGATGCTTTCGAGCGTTAACTGCCTGCTTGGCAATCTCATCGGGGATGGTGCTGAAGGCAGCTGCGAGCTCTACGCGATCCGCGTCCTGACCGTCCAGTGCGAGGCCCTGCTCGAAGCGATCGAGATCCCTGTGAGGGATATGGAGGGCCACGCGCCACAAAACCAAACCCCTCCAGTTTGTGGCGCGGAGGTGACTCAATGAGCACGACAACCAGCGACCTGGGCGAGAAGGTCATGGCCCGTCTGCGTGTTATCGAGGGGTTCGCCTCCATCCTGATGGAGAACGACAGCCTCAAGGGGGATGCGCAGGCCGGGTTCGCTCCTCAACTCGATCATCTCAGCGAATCCACCATCCATGAAGCGATGTACATGCTGGCCGACCAGGCGCAGGGCCAGCTGCTTCAGCTGATGAATGCCGCAGGGGGTGCCCAATGAAGACCCTTCAAAACATTGCTGATGAAGCCTACGACGACCTGATGGTGCTGCGGGAAAAGCTCAACGACTTCAAGACCATGTTCCTGGCTGTGAGCAAATTGCTGCCCGAGCCTGACACTGCAGGTCGCTTGGCCGGTATCGGGGCCATACAAGCCGAGGAGTGGGCGACCAATGCCGAGGAGTGGGCGCGAAAGATGGATGAAAACCTTCGAAACCTTGAAGCCCAGCAGCCCGCCGCGCCACAAAAACCTGCCGCTGCAAAACGTGGCGCAGGGGGTGCCCGATGAACCATCAGGCACTCAATGAAGCTGTCCAAGCCACGCCCGACCTTGACGGTAACAAAGATCTGTTCAATCAGCTGATGGCGAAGGTGAGCCAGCGTGCTGGTGCGCAGACTATCTACTCCGAACTGGTCGTGGTGCAGATGCTCTTCCATTTTGCGCGAGAGGCGTACGCGAGTGGCATCCCTCTGTCCTCGCTGAGGACTGCTGTCGATGAAGCGGCGGTCAGTTTTGAGTATGCACGGGTCGTGGGAGGTGCGGCATGAACCTTGTCACCATCCACAACACCCAGCTGCCCATCGTTGAGTACCTCGGCCAGCGCGTCGTCACCCTGGCGATGATCGATCAGGTACATGAGCGGCCCGAGGGCACTGCGCGCCGTAACTTCAACGAGCACCGGGACAAGCTGATCGAGGGCGAAGATTACTTCGTACGAAATTCGTCCGAAGCTCGCCAGATGGGATTTGTCGCCCCGAATGGGCTTTCGCTGCTCACCGAGCAGGGATACCTGATGCTGGTCAAGTCGCTGACCGACGACCTTGCCTGACGGTGCAGCGACAACTCGTCAGCAATTACTTCAGGCCGGCGCCAGCGCCGATCCTTCCCCAGAATCTTCCGGCTGCCCTGCGCCTTGCTGCCGATCTGGCCGAGGAGAAGGCAGTGCTGGCGCTGGAGAACCGGCAGCAGGCCAAGAAGATTGAAGCACTTGGAGAACCTGTTCATGCCTGGGGAGACGGTTCCGCAATTCGCCAAGCGCCTCAATGGTGTGAATTCGCAGCAGGTCATGGCCTACCTAATCCACATCAAGTGGGTCTTCAACTCCGAACGAGACCCCGACAGCTCCCGAAATACCGGGTGTACGCCGAGGCGCGCGATAAGCACTGGCTGACAGAGAAGCCCACCACGATCCGCGGCGAAGGCATTCCGTCGTTCATCAAGTACACGCCCGTGATGCTGGAGGAGGGTGCACGCCGCCTGCACGACATGTACCTCGCCGGGAAACTGCCCATGAAGCAGACCTGGAATGGCGAGTTTTTCTACACCAAGTTCAATCCGGAGAACTCCCTGTGAGCAAGAAACCGACCTACGAACAACTCATGGGGCTGATCGCCGAGGCGGCCGTTGGCTACCAGCAGGCTGAAACACAGCGCAATGCTCTGCGCCGTGAATTGAACGGCCTGTACAAGACCTACTTCGCCGCTTACGGACACCCGTACCCCGGCGAGCCGCGCAAGCGCATTGACCCGGACGACGAGCGCTTCATGGGCGTCCTGAGATTCACCGATGCTGCCTTCCAGCGCTGGCTTGATGCTCGGGAGCTCACCACCAAACTGAAACGCAAGCTGCGCGGCCTGGTCGAGCGCCTGGGGCGTGCCCAATGAGCAAGGTAATCAACAAGGCCTATTTCGAGAGCTTCTCCAATGCGGCTCTGATGCTGCTGTCCTTCGAGGCCGTTATGGACGCAATTGAGGTGGTCAGCGATGGCGCCAAGATCCGCGAGTTTGACGAAACCTATGTCGGCCTGGTTGGCGCCAGCCTGGCGTTGAGTGTGCTGTTCGAACGACAGACCGGCAGTGATGCTTCGGTCGTGTCGGGCGAGCACCTCGCGCAGGAGCGCCGGCACCTGTTGGAGGGTGGTGAGCCGCCAACTTTCAGCATCCCGATCGTCAACACGCCGCGCGAGCCACTACGGCCCGAGGTTTTCGACCATCTGACCACTCTGCAGCTCGCCAGCGCTTCGTTCAACTATGCCGACAAGGTGTTCGAGACGATCAGCAACCACTCGCCTCATGCGCTCGAAATGGCCGAAGCCAGGGTTTCCTCCCTTGATGCTGTGACGGCGCTGCGCTCGCTCGTTCTGCGACTTGCGGGCGGGAGCATGACCGACCTGGCCAAGCATGCAGCGAAGATCACTGGTCCCTCATCGGAGACTCTCCAATGACTATGACCCCGAACCATGTCCAGGCGCTCCAGCAGTGCGGTGGCGCAACGATCATCAATGGGCCTTGGCCAACCTACGCCCAATTCCGCGGACTTCCAGAGCGCGAGCGCTGGACCCTTTACGAGCTGGCCAAGGCCGGGCGCCAGGCCATGGAAGACAACGGCTTCGAGATGGCCGAGAGCTACGACGCCTTCGTGCGCCGTGTCACAGAGGAGCTTGAGCTGTGAGCACCATCCTGATGACTGCCTGCTGGCCGCTCACGATGAGCGCGGCCCAGAAGTCGGTCCTGATCTCCCTGGCCGACAATGCCAACGACGATGGTGTCTGCTGGCCGTCGATTGCCAGGATTTGCGAGCGCACATGCCTGAAGGAGCGGGCTGTGCGCAATGCGATTCGTTGGTTAGAAAGTGTCAGTTTGCTGGTGGCAAAAGAGCGGGCTGGGAGGTCGACCTACTACGTCGTAACCCCGGCATCTTATGCCCCCGGCATTAAATGCCCCCCTGCACCAGATGCCGGACACCCCGGCACCACGTGCCCCTCACCCCGGCACCAGATGCCGGACACCCCGGCACCAGATGCCCCCAGAACCGTAATAGAACCCAAAGGTGAACCATCAAAGAACCGTAAGAAGGGGAGTGATGGGTTCACGGTTGAGCAAATGCTTGAACTGGCACCACCGGATCTGAGCGAGCAAACCGCCCGTGACTACTTCCAGTTCAGGAAGAAGAAGGGCCCGCTCAATACGACGATCTGGAACACCGTGTTGAACGAGCTGGAGAAGTGCCGCCAGGCAGGTATCGACTCCGACAAGGCACTGGCTGAAGCAATGACGGCTGGCTGGCAGGGGTTCAAGACGGAATGGCTTGTGAACCGACTCAAGCAGGACGCCTGGAGCGCTCCAGCAACCGGGCAGCGCAGCGCAGTGCTTGCCGTCCCAGCTCATCACCAGGAGATGTACCCTGATGACCTCATCTAAATTCAGGCCGGCGCCAGCCGAGCGTGCTGCCGGCATTGCCAAATGCGAAGCACCGGTCATGGCCAGTACGAAGCGAAGCAGGTCGAGCAGTTTGATGGAGGGTGGAAGGCGACTGAATGCCCCGCTGCCGATGGGAGGCGCTGAATCTCCAGTGCGAAGCAAGCGTAAGAGACGCTGCGTACGCCGAGAGGAAGCCGACGAGCTCAACCGCGACCTGTTCGCTACCGGCATCACGCCGCGTTTCCGGGGCTGCACGTTCGACAGCTTCATCACCAACGCCGAATCGGCCAAGGTCCGCGCGCAGTCTACTTGCCGGCGCTACGCCGAGGAGTTCGAAGGCCACTACCGGGCTGGGCGCGCACTGATGCTGCTGGGCGAGGTCGGGAACGGTAAAACTCACCTGGCCTGCGCCATCTTGCAGCACGTTGTTCGGGAGTATGGCGCCAAAGGCCTGATTGTCACTGCCGAGGCAATCATGCAGGCCGTGACGGACAGCTTCCGTAGCAACGCGGGGCCGTCGAAGTCCGACCTGCTGGCTGAGTTGGCTTATGTCGACCTGCTGGTGATCGACGAGGTGGGCATGCACACGCCCCGCCCGGGTAAGGACTTCATGCCCAGCCTTCTGCACGAAGTGATCGACCGCCGCTACCAGCTTGTGCGTCCGACGATCCTGATCAGCAACCGGGACCGTGAGCAGTTGCCGACCTACATCGGGCCACGGGCCATGGACCGCCTGCGCGAGAACGGCGGCTTGCTGGCGCCCTTCACCTGGTCGTCGGCTCGGGTTGGAGGGGCGGCATGATCAGCCAAGAGTATGCGGCTAGCACGCAGGGCGAGTCCCGCCTACACAGCCCTGAGTCGGAGCACGCCCTGATTGGAGCCATGATCCACCAGCCAGCGCTCATCGACGACGTGAAGCTTGAGGTCGGCGACTTCTATCAGCCCGACTGTGCCGAGCTGTTCGAGCTGCTGCTGGCGCTCAAGGCGAAGGGCCGGCAGATCGACGTGGTAACTCTGTCCGACGCCCGCCCCGCCTTGGCAGACGGTCGTGGCACGTTGGCAGTGGCTGCTCACATCGCTCACAACACGCCGAGCGCGGCAAACTTCGCAGAGTACGCCCGGATCGTGAAGCAGCGGTCGGTGGCCCGCCGGGTGATCGCTGCTGCGCACATCATGTCGGAGCGCCTGAAAGATGGCGATTCGCTGGATGAAGTGCTGGCGCAAGGGGCAGCAGGCCTGGATCGCCCTTGAGGCGGAAGGTCTGGATGCCCGCAAGCGGTACCGCTTCGTGAGAGATCCTGCCCGACGCAATCGACGGGATTGATCGCCGGTTCAATCGTGAGGTGGTGCTGGGCTTCGACACCGGCCTGCCATCGCTCGACAAGTTCATTCCCGGCATCTGCGCCGGGCACATGGTGGTTATTGCCGGCGCCCCAGGCAGCGGCAAAACCACCTTGGGCCTGGGCATCGCTGAGCGAGTGGCGCTGGTGGCCAAATCCACGTCGCTGGTGTTCAGCCTTGAGATGACAGATGTGGAGCTGACAAACCGGTCGCTGGCCTCAGTGGGTAGCGTGCAGCTGAAGCACATCACCGAAGGTCATTCGATGGCCGACAACGATTGGCCAGGCCTGACGGCGGCTGTGAGCAAGCTCGATGGGGCGCCGCTGATCTTCTGCGATGACGCCTCGTTGACGATGCGCGATATCCGTCAGATCTGCCGCACGGTCAAGCGCGAGCACGGCCTTGGCTCTGTCACGCTGGACTACATCGGTCTGGTCAACGGCGAGAGCAAGTCAGCCAGCAGGTACGAGCAGGTGACCGACATCAGCAAGTCGATCAAACGCCTGGCCAAGGAACTCGGGGTGCCGGTGATGGTGCTGGCGCAGTTGAACCGGGGCCCAAACAACCGCGCCAACAAACGTCCGACCAAAAGCGACCTGCGCGACTCCGGCCAGATCGAGGCCGACGCCGACGTGGTGGTGCTGGTCCACCGTGACCCTGAATCGGAAGAAGGGCAGTCAGGGGTCACTGAGCTGATAGTGGACAAAAACCGTCATGGCGAAACTGGTATCTGCCGCGTGCAGCACCAGGGCGCCTATCACAGGTTCGTCGAGCTGGTCGGCTATCAGCCAAGCAACGAAGAAGTCGAAATGGGCAGGACATTCGCCGGCCGCCACCGCACCAAAGGAGCTAAGCATGAATCTTTCTAACTTCTGGCCACGCGCTGGCGCTGGCAAATCTGCAACCCCGGTTGTCTCGGTGAGTGTTACCAAGCGTTCTGGTGCCGAGAAACCCACCACCACTGAAACCCAGGAATCGCAGGCCCCTGCGCCTACTTTCATGTCGAAAAACGAGCAATTGCCCACCGCCGCCCCGCGTGGCCCGGTCGAACTGCCGGCCACCCTGGCTGAATGCGAGGAACTGGAAGAAACCCTGGCCCGTGACGCCATCCGCCTGGAGTGCCAGATCGGCGTGGCCGAAGGCACGGCAAAGGCCGAGAAGCGGTATGCCGATCCAACCTGGTACCACCGCGCCAAGGCCGCGCTCAAGCATATCAACCGCGACCGCCAGCGGCTCACGCAGCACATGAAGGCCTTGCGCGTAGAGGCAAGGCGCAATTGCCCCGCCTGGCAGGCCCGCGACAAGGCCATCCTCCGCGAGCTGAACGCCCGGGTGCCGAAAGAGGTGTTCGACGAGTGCGTTCGTGTGGTGGATGAAGAACTGGAGATGATTCGATGAGCAACGTTACTGCGGCATTGCCGCGCAAAAGCCTGACCGCCGTGGAGTGCAAGTTCCTCAAGGTGGGTAACCGCATGCTGCTGGAGCAGACCAATGGCCGGATAGCCTCGGCAGCCTTGATGGACATCGTGGCCGACTGGCACGCCGCGCGCGCCAATGTGGGATTCGAGCAGTTCGCCAAGGGCTGGATCACCGAAGGCAACGCCAAGAACAAACACGCCGACAAGCTGCTGCGCGAGCTGTTTGGCCTGGACACCGACCCAACGCCCCGGAGGGCTGCATGAAGAAACGCACCTACATGGACAAGCCGTTGGGCGATACCGAATGGCTGCTGGAGCAATGGGGCAGCTGGCGAATGGATGGGATGGGGGTGCCCCGCTATGTCTCCCCATCGATAACCGCAGCGACAGCTGGTGGTGGGACCGAGTACAGCCTGACCGATGACACGGCCCTGGTGATCGACTCAGCGGTGGCCAAGCTAACCCAGCGCAATCAGCAAATGGGTGACTTCGTTTGGCTGTACTTCGGATCGAAGTGGACCATGGTGCGGATTGGCGAGGCATCCAGGATGTCCGAGCGGTCAGCCCGCGAGATCGTCAAGCAGGGCGTGGCCTGGGTTGACTCGTTCTTGGAACAATTTCGCGAAGCTGCGTAAAAAGTCCTTTCCGGACGGATAAACACCTGTTTTCATAGCAGCGTGTCCAGCTTGCAAGCAACGCGACACAGAGGAACCCCAGACATTGCGCTCTGGGGTTTTTCGTTTCTGCGGATGACCCGCCCAGGCAGCTGGGCTAAGTCGGTAGTGGCGTTCAGTCAAACCCGTGCGGTCACTGATGGACAACGCGATGAGAGTCTGGGGTATGCGACCCAGCGATCCAGACCAGCAAGCCGGGATGCACCGGACCTCCGCACCTATTCCAAGGGCTCGCCACCACGGCGGGCCTTTTCTTTTCCTGCTCCCCGCAACGGGAGGAATCGAGATGGCCCATATGCCACCAGAGAAAGACCCATCCTTCTGGGTGCTGGTACTGACAGCCCTGAGAGAAAACGGCCTTGCGATGGGCCTGACGTTTGCCTTGACCTGGCTGCGTATTCAGTACGACGGGAAGGAGACTCGCCCAGCCCGCCAGCTGATTGAGGCAACCCTTGGTGCGTTGATCGTGATGGTGGTTGGCCTGACCGTGAAGGAGTTCGGCCTGAGCATCGCCTGGTCGTTCGCCACCGCTGGCTTTGTCGGTGTGCTGGGCGTTGAGCAAGCGCGCCAGCTTGGAAAGCGCTGGGCAGAGCGGAAGGTAGATGCAGGGTGACCTGCTCCACAAATTCAACGTGCGCCGTTTCGTGGCGCGAGGAATCACCATGGAAAAGAAACCCCTGATCCTTGGCCAGGAGCTTGGTCAGTCGGTCTGCCAGGTACTTGGGCTTGATCCTTCAAAGATCACATCTATCACCATTCGCATGGAACCTAACACCGCCGCTTGCGTGGAGGTGGTCAACACCATCAGCCAGGTCGAGGGCGAGAAGATCGCAGGCGCCTTGGAGGTCTACGGCCTGACGCGGCGTGGCATGTGATGGCCTGTAGTGGATGCGCCGCCCGGCGCGAATGGATCAATAAGTGGATGAAGGTGGCCCGTGAACGAGCAAGCAATCTCTTTGCTCCAGCAGATCCTGGAACAGCAGCAGAAGCAGACCAGCCTGCTCGAACAGATCGCGACCCAGAACCTGGCGTTGATCGAAGCCCTGGCGGATGAAGGTGGAGTCGATCCTGATACGCCGCCTCAGACCTACCTGAGTGGTGTGCCATGCCGTTGAGACCTCAGCGACCATGCAGGGCGCAAGGCTGTCGAGCGCTGCACCGCAATGCCAATGGATACTGCGATGGTCATGCCGACCTGGCTGCCGAGCAAGCGAGGGCTTGGGCGACCCGCAAGGGGTCAGGCCGTGGTGGTCGTCCATGGCGGCGCAAGCGTGAGCGAATCCTGAAGCGCGACCAGTACCTCTGTCGTTGCGACGACTGCGCCCAGCTCGGTCGCATCCGAGAGGCGCACGAGGTGGATCACATCGTGGCCCTGGCCCATGGCGGGACGGACGATGATGGCAACCTTCGGGCGATCAACCGCGACTGCCACAAGGCGAAGACGCAGCGGGAGGCGAAATCGATCAAAAAATGATCGAAAACGACGCAAATGAGACGAAATCTCGTTGACGGGGAGGGGGAGGGTCAAAAGTTCAGGCCTTTCCGCTCGGACACCGCGCCCTCAGTCGTTTTTTTACACCCGCGAAATATAAAGTTTAGTGGAGGCGCCGATGCCAGGGTTGCCGGGCGCTCCGGCCGTCGCCCAAAACCCACGGCCCAGAAGGCGTTGGCCGGCAATCCCGGCAAGCGCAAGCTGAACAAGGACGAGCCAGATTTCGCCCTGGTAACCAATGTCGACCCGCCCGAATGGTTATGTGAAAACGCTACCCGGGTGTGGGAAATGCTGGTTCCCGAATTGCTTCGGGCCAAGGTTCTGGCCCTGACCGACATGCACAACGTCGAAGCGTTTTGCACCGCCTATGGAAACTGGCGGATGGCTCAGGATTCGGTGCGTGAGCACGGGATCGTGGTTGCAGGTGCAACGGGCGGGCCGGTGAAAAACCCGGCGCTGACAGCGGCCAATGAAGCGATGCGCCAGATGGTCACCTTCGGTTCGATGCTGGGCCTGGACCCTGCCAGTCGCACACGGATCATCGGCGGCAACAAGCAGAAATCCACCAACGAGTTCGCAGCCCTACTGAGTTCCTGATGGCCAGAGCCAAATACACCAACGTCGACAAGGCGATGGCGTGGGCAAAGTCCGTCCTCAAAGGAAAGTTCCCCGCTTGCCGCTTCATCCACCAGGCGATCGAGCGGCACTTCGATGATGTGGCGGCCAGCCGCTCGAAGGACTACCCGTATAAGTTCGACCCGGCCAAGGCCGAGAAGAAGCTTCGCCTCATGCAGCTGCTGCCCCACACGAAGGGCGAATGGGCGTTCAAGCGACAACTCATTAGCCTGGAGCCTTGGCAGCTCTTTGGTCTGGCTTGCACATTCGGCTGGGTCCGGAAGAAGGGCGGGTATCGGCGCTTCCGCGAGAGCTACTGGGAAGTGCCTCGCAAGAATGGCAAATCGGTGATCGCCGCCGGAGTCGGCATCAGCATGTTCACCGCTGACAACGAGTTCGGCGCCGAGGTCTACTCAGGTGCGACAACCGAGAAGCAGGCGTGGGAGGTGTTCCGGCCTGCAAGGCTGATGGTCAGCCGGTCGCCCATGCTGATCGAGGCAGCTGGCATCGAGGTCAACGCCTCGAACTTGAACATCCCGTCGAACGGCAGTCGCTTCGAGCCGCTGATCGGCAACCCAGGTGATGGTGCGTCGCCGTCCTGCGCGATCATTGATGAATACCACGAGCACGACAGCGCGGCCCAGTACGACACGATGCTCACCGGCATGGGTGCACGCCGGCAGCCGTTGATGTTCATCATCACCACCGCCGGCGCGAACATCGAGGGGCCGTGCTACGACAAGCGCCGCCAGGTCATCGAGATGCTCAACGGCACCGTGCCTGACGACGAGCTGTTCGGCTACATCTGGACGCTCGACGAGGGCGACGACTGGACCGACCCGAAGAACCTGGCCAAGGCCAACCCCTGCATGGGCGTGTCGGTGTTTCAGGAGTACCTGGAGAGCCAGCTGGCCAGGGCGATCCGCTCGGCGCGCTTCACCAACACGTTCAAGACCAAGCACTTGAACCTGTGGGTTAGTGCCAAATCCGGCTTCTTCAACATGGAAAGCTGGAAGTCCTGCGAGGACAAGACGCTCACGCTCGAGCAGTTCGAGGGGCAGGAGTGGATGGCGGGTTTCGACCTGGCGCGCAAGCTCGACATGAACTCCAGGGCCAGGCTGTTCTGGCGCGAGATCGACGGGAAGATCCACTACTACAGCGTGGCTCCGGCGTTCTGGGTTCCTGAGGACACCGCGAACGACGTGGACAACAAGCGCATGGCCGAGCGCTTTCAGGCCTGGGTTAACACCGGCCACCTGACTGCCACGCCAGGCGCCGAGGTCGATTACCGCGAAATCCTTGAGGACACCAAGGAAGCCAACAAGCTGGCACCGATCAGGGAAAGCCCGATCGACCCGCACGGCGCCACGGGCCTGAGCCATGACCTGGATGACGAGGGTTTCAACCCGATCACCATCACCCAGAACTACACCAACATGTCCGACGGCATGAAGGAACTGGAGGCAGCAATCGAGGCGGGCCGCTTCCATCACGACGGCAATCCGATCATGACCTGGTGCATCGGCAACGTCATCGGCAAGAACCTGCCCGGTAACGATGACGTGGTTCGACCGATCAAGCAGGGCGAAGACAACAAGATTGACGGGGCAGTGGCGTTGATCATGGCGGTCGGTCGGGTGCTGGCCAACGCAAATCCGGAGGAAACACTCTCCGACCACATCACCAAGCACGGAATCAGAACTCTATGACCTCTCACAATGAGGCGCCCCGCAGCGGCTGGGCGTCTGCGCCCGCTCGTCTGCGCGAATCATTGCCGGACATCGTGGGCATGGCAGGGTTTGCGCTGCTTGCACGGGGCTTGTGGATCGGCATGGGCGAGGCCGTGGCGCTGTCGGTGTGCGGTGTGATCCTGATGGCACTTTCGGCCTATGCGGTCGTGCGGGGAGGGCGCTGATGTTCAAGGCCCTTTTAGGAAGGAAAGACAATCCGCTGATCATCGACACGCCGGAAAAACTGGCCCAGGCGCTTGGCTCAGGCTACGAAAGTGCGTCAGGTCAACGGGTGACCACTACCAGCGCCATGCAACAGTTGGTGGTCTTCAACTGCGTGCGGGTGTTGGCCGAGTCGATCGGCATGCTGCCTTGCCGGTTGCTGAAGCAAGACGGCAAGGTCAGGGTGCCGGCCACCGGCCACAGGCTTTATCCACTGCTCACCATGGCGCCGAACGGCTACATGACGGCCCAGGAGTTCTGGGAGCTCTTGGTGGCTTGCCTGTGCCTGCGCGGCAATTTTTACGCCTACAAGGTGAAGGCCCTTGGCAATGTCGTCGAGTTGCTGCCGATCAACCCGGACCGGGTTCAGCCGAAACTCAAGGACGACTGGTCCGTCGAGTACAAGGTCACGTTCAACAGTGGGCAGGAGACCTTGAGCCAGGACGAGATCTGGCATGTGCGCCTGTTCACGCTCGATGGGCTCGTCGGCTTGAACCCAATCGCCTACGCCAGGCAGGCGCTCGGGCTGGGGCAGGCGATGGACGCCCATGCGGCCAAGCTGTTTACGAATGGCGCGGTCACCAGCGGTGTTCTGCGAACTGAGCAGCAGCTCACTGACGAAGCATTCGGGCGACTGAAAACCGAGTTCCAAGGCGAACACATGGGCGTGGCCAACGCCTACAAGCCCATGATTTTGGAGATGGGACTGGACTGGAAGCCGATCAGCCTGAATGCCCAGGATACCCAGTTCATCGAGTCCAAGAAGCTCACCGAAGCGCAGATATGCGGCCTGTACCGCGTGCCGCCGCACCTGGTGGCGAACATGGACAAGATGACGCTCAACAACGTCGAGCAGTTGGGGATGAGCTTCGTCAACTACTCGCTCGTGCCGTACCTGACACGAATTGAGCACCGCATTCAGGTCGGCCTCCTCAGCGAGAAAGACCGGCTCAGCCACTACGCCAAGTTCAATGCCGGCGGACTCATGCGAGGCGACCTGAAAGGGCGCTATGAGTCCTACGGCAAAGGCATCCAGTGGGGAATCCTCAGTCCGAACGACTGCCGTGAACTGGAAGATCTGAACCCGCGCGAGGGCGGGGATGTGTACCTGACCCCGATGAACATGACTACCAAGCCGGAGGGCGGCAACAGTGCTTAAGAAAATGCGTGTCCCCTTTGAGCTCAAGGCGCTGTCCGAGGCCGGTGAGTTCGAGGGGTATGGCTCCGTGTTCGGAGTCAAGGATCACGGCTCCGACATCGTCATGCCAGGAGCTTTCACTGACTCGCTGATCGAGTGGCGGGGCAAGAACAAGTTGCCACCGGTGCTTTGGCAGCACAAGACGCATGAGCCCATCGGCCCTCATACCGACATGAAGGAGGACGACAAGGGTTTGTACGTGAAAGGCCAACTGCTGATCGATGACGATCCTCTCGCTCGCCGCGCTTACGCCCACATGAAGGCCGGCAGCGTTACTGGCCTGTCGATCGGATACACGCTCGACGACTGGGAGTGGGACAGCGTCAAAGGAGCCTACCTGCTCAAAAAGATCACCCTCTGGGAGGTTTCGGTGGTCACGTTCGCCATGAACGAAGCGGCCTATGTCACCGATGTGAAATCTCTGCTGGAGCGCGGCGAGACCCCGCCGCCCAGCAAAGTGGAGCGAGCCCTGCGCGAGGTAGGGTTTTCCGGCTCACAAGCCAAGGCCTTCATGGCCAAGGGCTACGGCGCAGTTTCACCGCGAGAGGCGGGTGCCGACGCATCACTCAATCATCTGAAATCCCTTATTGACCGCATTGAAGGAGCCTCATGGCCGTTGAAGAAAAAGACATCAAAGAAGTCGCTGACGCCCTGGGCAAGAAGTTCGACGAGTTCAAGGAAAAGAACGACAAGCGCATCGAGGGCTTGGAAGCCGAGAAGGGCAAGCTGTCCGGCCAGGTCGATACTTTGAACCAGAAGCTGGGCGAGCTGGACGAACTCAAGTCCTCGCTCGAAAAGGAATTGGCTGACTTGAAGCGCCCCAACGGCACCGGCACCAAGGCTGCCAGCGAGCACAAGACAGCCTTCATGCAGTTCATTCGCAAAGGCGTGGACACCGGCCTGGGCGACCTGCAGGCCAAGGCTCTCCAGATCGGCAGCGATGCTGATGGTGGTTACGCCGTCCCCGAGGAGCTGGATCGCAGCATCATCGAGCTGCTGCGCGATGCATCGCCGATGCGCCAGGTGTGCAACCAGATCACGGTTGGCTCCCCGGACTACAAGCGCTTGGTCAGCCAGGGCGGCGCAGGTTCCGGCTGGGTCGGCGAAACCGATCCTCGCCCGGCGACCGGCACCCCGACTCTGGCGCAAATCTCGGCCTTCATGGGCGAGCTCTACGCCAACCCGCAAGCCACTCAAACCAGCCTCGACGACATCTTCTTCGACGCCGAAGCGTGGCTCGACGGCGAGGTCTCCCGTGAGTTCTCCGACAAGGAGGGCAGTGCCTTCACTACCGGCAATGGTGTCGGCAAGCCGAAGGGCTACCTGGCCTATGAACTGGTGATCGACACCGATAAGACCCGTGCCTTCGGCAAGCTGCAGAAGGTTCTGTCCGGTGTTGCTGGCGGCTTCACCGCTGACAACCTGATCGACCTGGTTCACTCGCTCAAGGCTGGCTACCGGGCCAATGGTCGTTTCATGATGAACAACCTGACCGTTGCTCGTGTGCGCAAGCTGAAGGACAGCGACGGCAACTACCTGTGGCGCCCTGGCCTGGAGCTTGGCCAGCCATCGACGCTGCTGGCCTACGGCATCACCGAGAACGAGGACATGCCGGATGTGGCCGCTGACGCCAACGCGATTTCGTTCGGCGACTTCCAGCGCGGTTACACCATCGTCGACCGCCTCGGCACCCGCGTGCTGCGCGATCCGTACACCAACAAGCCTTTCGTGGGCTTCTACACCACCAAGCGCGTCGGCGGCATGCTCACCGACTCCCAGGCGATCAAGGTTCTCACCCTGAGCGCCGCCTGACTGGGTTGGCGCCTCCGGGCGCCGCCTCCCCGGAGGACTTATGCCAAGCATTTTCGTAAAAAAGCCTTTCCCATTCGCTGTGGACGGCAACCAGGTGGTTGAGGTCCAGGTCGGCGAGCAAGACGTATCGGAGCGCTGCGCACTGGTGGCGGTCGATCACCTGGGCGTGGCCGAATATCTCGACCAGAAGCGCACCCCAGGGCTTCGTGAGGACGGCCCCACCGTGGCTGAATTCGTGGAGGCAGGCTACCTGGCGGCCAACTATCCGCCGGAAGGCTATGCCTCGCGCAGCCCGCAGGAAGAAATCGACGCGGCCATCGAGCTGCAGAAGGGCGCTGAAAACGAAACTGATCCGCTGAAGATGACCGTTCCCAAACTGAAAGAATGGCTCACCGCCAACGGTATCGAATTCGCGGCAGACGCGAAAAAGCCGGCGTTGCAGGCCATGGTGCCGAAAAATGATTGACCTCGACACCGTGAAGTCGCACCTGCGGGTTGACGGTGACGAAGAAGACGCCCTGATCCAGGCATATACCGACGCGGCATTCAGCACGTTCGAACAGTGGACCAACCGCAAGCTGATCGCCGAGGGTGAGCCGCTACCAGAACCCGCGGGAAGCTCGATCATTATCACAAAGGCAATCCGCCAGGGTGCGTTGCTGCTGATCGGTCACTGGTACGCGGGTCGGGAGGCTGTAGTCACCGGGGCTATCGCGACCGAGATGCCGATGGCTACCCAAGCTCTCTGGGGGCCTCACCGCTGGGTGAATCTATGAAAGCTGGTGATCTAAGGCACCGAGTTGAACTGCAGCATAAGGTTTCACCTCGCGACCCTGGTTCAGGCGAGTACGGTGAGCCGGTCTGGCAGAAGCTGGTTGCGGTATGGGCTCAGGTCTCTCCATTGTCAGCTCGTGACCTGATCGCCGCCCAAGCGGCACAGTCGGAGGCCACGGCCCGGGTTGTCATTCGGTACCGGTCTGACGTTCTGCCCACTATGCGCATTGTCCATCGCGGCCAGATCTACAGCATCGAGGGGCCGCCCATGGAGGACGACAAGTCTGGCCGGGAGTATCTGACCATCCTCGTATCGAAAGGGGTGAAAGATGGCTGACAGCGTCGAGTTCAGCATCACCGGCTTGGATAGCCTGCTGGGGAAGCTGGAGTCGGTCAGCTATGACGTTCGCCGCAAGGGGGGCCGGGCAGCGCTGCGAAAGGCCGCTCAGGTGGTGATGCAGAAGGCCAAGGACGGCGCCGAACGGATCGACGACAAGGAAACCGGCCGCTCAATCGCTGACAACATTGCCCTGCGCTGGAACGGCAAGCTTTTCAAACAGACCGGCAACCTTGGGTTCAGGATCGGTGTGCTTCACGGCGCCGTGCTCAAGGATGGCGGCGACCTCAGTCCGAACTCACCAACCCCACACTGGCGGTTGATCGAATTCGGTACCGAGAACATGGCCGCGGTGCCGTTCATGCGTCCGGCCCTGGCCAACAGCATCAGCGAGGTCACCAACACCTTCGTCACCGAGTACGAAAAAGCGATAGACCGCGCCATCCGGCGCGCTTCGAAAAAGGCTGCGTCCTCATGACACCACCAATTTTCCAGCTGTGCTCGCAGGCTGCAGCCGTCACAGCGCTGCTCGGTGCTGGCGCAAGCCTCCGGCTCTACTCGTTCGGCGAGGCGCCTGAGGGTGTCGCCAAGCCATACGCGGTGTGGCAGGTAGTCAACGGCGATCCGGAGAATTACCTGGCCGGCCGCCCGGATGCTGACAACGTTACGCTGCAGGTCGATGTGTATGGCACCACCGGCACTTCAGTGCGCCAGGTGCGCGATGCCATACGAGACGCCATTGAACTGAGTGCTTACGTCACTCGATGGGGTGGCGAAGGCCGCGACCCGACCACAAAGAATTACCGCACCAGCTTCGATGTGGACTGGATTGTCCTCCGATAGCTAACCATTCCCCCAATAGCCCGCCCCGTGCGGGTTTTCTTTTGCCCGCAATTGGAGAAGCCCATGGCGATTCTCGCTCAAGGCACCCAGATCTATGCCCTGGTGCCCAAGGTCGGTACCCCGTCTCAATTCGAAGTCATGGAGGTGGAGTGCGCAACCGCCTTCAACCCGGGTGGTAACCCTGCTGACCAGGTTGAAGTTACATGCCTCAGCGACACTGTCCGTAAGTACCTGCGTGGCCTGCGCACCCCAGGTCAGGCCTCGATGACCCTCAATGTTGACCCACGCAACGCATCTCACGTCCGCCTTCATCAGATCTCAGAAGATAACGCCATCGAAAGCATCCGCTGGGTAGTCGGGTGGTCGGACGGCAAGGATATCAAGCCTACCGTTGGCGTTGCTGGTGCTCTGGCGGCGATTGAATTGACCAATGGCGGTACGGGCTACACCTCAGCACCGACCGTTGCGTTTGCTGGCGGTGGCGGCACTGGCGCAGCAGCAACCGCGAGTGTCTCTGGCGGCAAGGTGGTCGGATTCACCATAACCAACGCCGGCTCTGGCTACACGAGCAAGCCGACTATCACTCTGACCGGCGGAGCTGGTACCGGCGCTGCTGGTTCTGCGGTCCTTGGTGATCCGGCGGACTTCGTGCTGCCACCAACCCGCACCTGGTTCTTATTCGACGGCTACGTCTCCGACTTTCCGTTCGACTTTGCTGCAAACGCGGCAGTTACCACGGCCGCCGCCATCCAGCGTTCGGGCGGCTCCGCCTGGATTCGCAAGTCCACTACCGTCTGAGGCAAATGATGAAGCTGACGCTCGATTCGTTGAAGAAAAAGGGCTCGTTTACGGGCCGCCCTATCGAGAAAGAAATCACCTGGAAGCAGGGCGGCGAGAGCCTCACCGCCACTGTGTATGTGCGCCCGCTGGGCTACCAGGCTGCGGTAAGCGATGTTCTGGCGGCAGGCGGCAAGCAAGACAACATTGCTGGCCGTATCGCCGCAGCCATCTGTGACGAGGAAGGCAACACCGTCTTCAGCCCTATGGACATCACTCATGGCCCTCTGGATCCGGTCGAACTGGAAAAGGACCCGGATAGCACCAAGCGCCTCGGCGCCTTGGACGGGAATCTCACTGTCGCCCTGATGGTAGTCATCAATGAGGTGACCAACATGGGAAAGACGCCGAGCTCAGCGACCTCGACGAATTCTGGCACGAACTAGTCCTCTGCGGTGTTGGGGGAAGGACCATCGCCGAGGCAAAAGAGCGGATCAGCATCCAGGAGTTTCGCTCCTGGATGAAGTACCGCAGCCGCCGTGGCTCCCTGCATCTGGGAATGCGTTTCGAGCGTGGCACTGCGCTTCTGGCCACGCTTTACGCAAACACCCACACAAAGGACGGCGGCTACACCGTCTACGACTTCATGCCTCACGAATCCGCGCCTGCGCTGACCCTTGAGGAAGCCATGAAGACCTGGGCGTAGCCGGTAATTATCAGCCAGCGACCAGCAGGAGAAGGGCATGGCAAGTAAATCGCTGGGTACGCTGACCCTGGACTTGATCGCCAAAATTGGCGGCTTCACTGGCCCGCTTGACCAGGCCAGCCGTGAATCGCAGAAGCGAATGGCCGAGATCAAGAAGTCGGCAGAGAACCTCGGCAAAGGCATCGGTACCGCATTTGCTGCGGTGCCGGCCATTGTGGCTGGATTGGTGACCAGTTCGGCCATGGCCGCGAAGGAAATCACCAACCTGTCGAACTTGGCCGGCCTCACCACAACCGAGTTTCAACGCTACGCCGCCGGAGCGGCATCGGTAGGGGTGGAGCAGGACAAGCTGTCCGATATCTTCAAGGACACGAACGACAAGATCGGTGACTTCCTGGCCACCGGCGGGGGCGAGCTGAAGAACTTCTTCGAGACCGTTGCGCCGAAGGTTGGCGTGACTGCTGAGCAGTTCCGCAACCTGAACAGTGCCGACGCCCTGCAGCTGTACGTCACCAGTCTGCAGAAGGCCAATGTGAGCCAGGCGCAAATGACCTTCTTCATGGAGGCAATCGCCGATGAGGCCACGGCCCTGGTTCCTCTGCTGGCTGACGGCGGGAAGAAGTTCAAGGAGTACGGTGATTCCGCCCAGGCTGCTGGCATGATCTTGGACGAGCAGACCATTGGCGCCGCTCAGCAGTTCAGCACAGAGCTGACAGTCATTGGTCAGTACGCCAATTCTGCGAAGACCGCACTGGCGGCCGAGTTCATGCCGGTACTGGCCCAACTCGCAAAAGACCTGGCCGGCACCACGAAGGAGGCCGGTGGGCTTCGGAACGTTGTTGGAGAGTTTGCCAACGATTTCATTGAGGTGACTGCCGTAACTGCCAGCCTAGCGGACGGCATTTGTCGCGCCTTCAAGATCACGGCCGCCGTCATCGTCAGTGGGTTCGCCAGCACCATGGCCCACCTGCAGAGTCTCGGTGCAACTGCCAACACTTTGCTCAGCGCCGTCACTTTCGGCGACATGTCCAAGGACTTTAAGGTCAATGCCGACAGGCTAACAGCTGACGCCATCGATCATGCTCGCACGTCGAGCAGCGTCATGGAGGAGGTCGCTGAGGCATTCAACAAGCCCTGGTCAGGCGACGCGATCCGCGCCTACGTGAAAGAGGCCCGAAAAGCCGCAGCTGAACTTCCCAAGATTGTCCCTCCGGGCGGGAATGGGCCTGGCTTCGTCGGCCAAACTGATGCCGAAAAAGCTGCTCAGAAGGCAGCTGAGGCTGCAGCGAAGAAGCTTAACCAGTCCTTCGAGACCGCTGAGGAGAACCTGAAGAGGCAGATCGCGCTAATCAACACCAGCACCGACGCCCGGAAAAATGCCACTGAGGTCGCGAAGCTCCAGTTTGAAATCGAATCCGGGAAGCTGGTCGGTATCAATGCCAAGCAGCAAGAGCGCTTAAATGGCCTGGCTGTTGAGCTTGATAGATTGCAGCAGCTGAAGAAGGCGAACGAGGACGCGGCAAAAGCCAAGGCCTTTGCTGACACACTGTCCCAGTCTAATCGCAATGTCCGCGAAGGTTTCGACCTGGAGCTTGCCGGAGCAGGTGCAGGCGACAAGCTGAAAGAGCGGTTGAAAGCCGACTTGGCGATACAACAGGATTACCAGAACCAGTTGGCCGATCTGCAGAAGCAGTACAACGGCGGCGATATCAGCGAGGATCTCTACAAGCAGGAAACTGAACTGCTGCGCGAAGCACTTGAAGAGCGCATGCAGATCCAGCAGGACTACTACACCCAGCAGGACGATGCCCAGAACAGTTGGTTGGACGGGGTATCGTCTGCGTGGCAGAACTACCGAGACACAGCGGTGGATTATCAGCAGCAAGCTGCAGATTTCACGGCCAGCACGCTGGACACTCTGACCAGTTCGGTAGGTGACGGCATCGCCTCGATGATCTTGGAGTCGGAAAGCCTGGGTGATGCTTTCGTCAACGTTGCCTCTACCATGGCCAAGAGCATCATCAACGCCCTGGCTCAGATGGCTGCGCAGTGGCTGGTTTACCAGGCCGTTCAGCTGGTGGCCGGCAAGGCTACGCAGGCAAGCGCTGCTACCACGCTGATTGCCAATGCACAGGCCACTTCGTTCCAAGCCCAACTCGCCGCGTTTGCCAGTACCGCAGCAATTCCCATCGTCGGCCCGTTCCTTGCGCCGGCGGCTGCAGCAACTGCGGCAGGAATCACAGCCCCAATGGTTGCCGGCGTGGCGGCTTCGGCCTTGGCCGGTATGGCTCACGACGGTATCGATTCCATTCCTGAGGACGGCACCTGGTTCCTCCAGAAAGGCGAGCGGGTAACCACTGCAGAGACCAGCGCAAAGCTTGACAGCACCCTTAGCAGGATCCAGGCGAATCAGGGCCAGCAGGGCCAAAGCCAGCCAGTCGTGAACCTTTATGAGGATGCCTCGCGTGCCGGCCAGTCTCGACGCAATGAAGACGGTAGCATCGATATTTGGGTGTCCCAGCTTATGAGTGACGGCGCTCCGGCCCAGGCACTCGAGGCGAAATATGGACTACAGGCGGTTGGACGATGATCGAGTACCCGAAAGGCTTGCCATGCGCCTTGCGTGATGGCTACGGATTCGAGCCTGTAAATAACATTTCTCGCAGCGAGATGGTCAGCGGGCGCGCCCGGCAGCGGATCATCTTCGACTCGGTGCCGACGATGGTTCCGCTGTCTTGGATCTGCTCGGAGCGCCAAGCTCTGCTCTTCGAGGCATGGGCTGCGCAGGTAGCTGGCGCAGGATGGTTCCTGATTCCTCTGAAAGTCCCTGGCGGAATCAGGGACGTTGAGGTTCGTTTCACGCAAACCCCATCGGGGCCCGAACTTGTAGGGGTGAGCGGCTGGCGATTCAGCGGGAAGTGCGAGCTACGGGAAAGACCGATTCTTGCACCTGGCTGGGCAGAGTTAATGCCTGGCTGGGTGTTGATGATGAATATCTTCGACCTGACGATGAATCGTCACTGGCCGTTGATGCACTTCGACTACCCGACCTATGCGGCCGCCATGGCTGTTATCAGGACCTTGCGGCCTGGCCTGCAGATCACGATTGAGGCAGATGAGACGCAAGGTGGCCAGCACGCTGTCTACAACGTGGTGCGCGCCGACAGCCCGTCGCTCAGCCTCGACTTCATGGCCCAGGTCTTCAAGGTTGGGCAGCCAAACGACTACCTGGTATTGGTGAGGGCCTATGGAAGCTAAAGCATTCGCGGACTTGATCAATTTTTCGAGGTCGTCTGTCGCGTCGTATTTCAATGCAGCTGGACTATTGGTGCAGGCTGCTGTCAATGAGCCGCGTTTTGATTATGACCCTGCGACCCTGCTGCCGCTCGGCCTGCTGCTCGAACCGCAGCGGCAGAACACGTTCACGTATTCGCAGGACTTCGGCAACGCCGCATGGACCAAGACCCGCAGCACGGTGACCGTTGGGCAGACCGCCCCAGACGGCACGAGCACCGCGTATACGGTCACGGTCACCGACGCGGGCGGGTCCAACTACCTGTACCGCCAGAACATCGCCTGGACGGCAGGTATCACCTACAGCTTGAGCGTATACGCCAAGGCCGGCAATCAGCCCATTGTGTATCTGCAAATGCTGCCAACGGCGTTCGGCGGCACGAATCAAGTCAACTTCGACCTGACCGGAAATGGCAGTTTCGTTGTAGTTGGTGGCGGTAGCACGGGCACCGTGGCCAGGATCGAAAAGCTTGCCAACGGCTGGTTCAAGCTGTCCATGACCTCAACATGCACTGTTACTCAACCTGCGGCCAACTGGATCGTCTGCTCGCAGCCTGTCACCCTCAACAGCAGTTACATCGTCTGGGGGGCGCAGATGGAAATCGGCTATGGGGCTACGTCCTATATCCCGACCACTGCCGCAGCAGTCATTCGCAACATTGATACCGTGTATTGTGATACGAGTGCATGGCTGCGGAACGGTGAGGGCACCCTGTACACCGAAGCGGTTTCGTATGGTGGGCAGACGTTCGTCGCGGCCCTCGGCACCATCGCACCCTCTGGCCCGCGTATCGCCAACTGGCGCAACATCGCAGGCTCGGTGAACAGTCAGGTGGTTGCGGACGACCTGTCCGTGTCGTTCAGCGCAACACCAGTCATTGCGGGCGTGGGGGTACTCATGAAGCACGCCACCACGTACCGGCGTAACGATTTCCAGGCGTCTGTGAACGGGGTTCTGTCTCTCGTCGATACCAGCGGAGAAGTGCCAACCCCGTCCCGCCTTTCGCTAGGCGCCAGGGGTATCGTTGGCGATGCCATGAACGGACACCTGCGCCGGCTGGATTACTATCCATACCGTCTCAGCGCCTCAGAACTCCAAGCGATCACAGCATGACGACACTTCAAGACACATACCGCGAGGCGATTGCTTCCGGCGGTAAGGAAGCGTTCGTCCGCACGCTGGAGATCACCTGCCCAGCCTGGGATTCGCCGGTGCTTATCTGCAACGGCTTCAAGGACCGGGCATGCGGTACAGAGGACGGGCGCCTGCTCACCTTTACAGCAGCAAACATTGGCATTGCGCTACCGCAGAAGAACAACAAGGGCAATCAGGCCCTGGCATTTGCGGTGGACAACACAACAGGTGAGGTTCAGCGAAAAGCTGATCAGGCCCTCGACGGCAATGCCCGGGTCACCGCGATTTATCGGGTCTACCTGGCCAGCGACACCTCGGCGCCGTGCGAAAGGCCATACCGAATGAGCGTAGACAGCGACTCGTTCGAGCAGAACCAGGCAACGCTCCAGTGCGGTTTCTTCGATGTGATCGGCACTGGCTGGCCGCGCGCGCTCTACACAACCAGGTTCGTCCCAGGCCTCACCTACCTCTAAAGGTTCCCCTCATGGAATGGATCAACACATACCTGTCCTGCAGGTATGAGGACGGCGCTCGCGGTCCAGAAATGTTCGATTGCTGGGGTTTGGTGCGGGACGCACGCCATCGGCACCTAGGCAAGCGCCTGCTGCCCAGCTGGGGGCATGTCCGCAACACAGAGCCGAAGGAGTTCACCCGTGCCTACCGGGCCGAAGCCGAGCACATGGAGGTTTGCCAACCAGAGCCTGGGGCAATCGCCGCAGTCATGCGCGGCCACATCTGTGTGCACGTGGCCCTAGTTGTTGAGGCAGGCGGCCGGCTCAAGGTCCTGGAGATCAATCCAGCGCGCGGTGCCCGGTGTCTGCCGCTGGCGCAGTGGGCGCGAGACCACAACACCGTCATCTACTACCGGGACCGCCAATGATCGAAGTCTTCCCCAACAAGATCGTGCCGTTCCCGGCCGAAACTTATCAGGTTGAGGCACGCCAGAGCCTGCTGGCCTGGTTCCATGCCGATGGCTTGCCGGCACAGGTAGAGCCCGCCGCGCTGCCATTGAGCGTCTTCGTCAACGGAGAGCGTGCGCTACCCACGCAGTGGGCGAACATCGAGTTCGGGCCTGAAGATCGTGTCGAAATCTACCGAGAGCCGAAGGGGACCGACCCGTTCTCGATCACCCTCGCCCTGGTGTTCGGCGCCAAAGCAGTGCTTGGCGCGCTGATGCCGAAGATGCCCTCGTTGAACAGCGGCGGAAACACCAAGCGAGGTGACGATCTTGGTCTGGCTACGGTAAAAGGCAACCAGGTGAAGCTGAATGCCGTAATCCGTGAGATCGCCGGACGGCAGCGTCCTTACCCGGATTACGCCCTCCCGCCGAACCGTTACTTCGATGACCCACGCTCCCAGTGGATCGAGATGCTGTTGGTCGTAGGGCGGGGTAGCTATGACATCCCATTGAGCAGCGTGCTCATTGGCGATACGCCTGTCATTTCGTTGGGCGCCGATGCCCAGATGGTCATCTATCAACCTGGAGACGACCTTTCATACGAGGCCGCAGCCAAGTGGTGGCACTCGGCGCCAGAAGTCGGTGCCACCTCAACCGGCACCGCAGGCATTGAGCTGAAGGCAACATATGCCGTAAACCCCGTTCCGACAGCTCAGTCATTCCGGTTTGCCGGTTATACCGTCACGGTGCCAACTGGCGCCGGGCAGTTCCCGGAAGGCTGGGCAGCTGGGATGCTTGTGCGCATTGAGGTCTCGTATCCGTACGACGTCATCGATGGCGGTGCAGCGCGAGACATCATTCGCGGAAACCTTGATCAGATCGCGCCGTACGTGGGCATGCCGGTCGAGATCACAGGCGCTAACGCTGGCAATTACACCGTAGCCAGCTTTACCCCTGGTGTTGGCAGCGCGCCCGATGAGATGACCCTAGACTGGCAGGGTGGCGGACCAGCCACGGGGCTACAGGCCGGGTCAGCCCTGCAGATGGGGATAGGGTTCCGTGGGCTTCGGTATCGCATCACGGCGGCCAGTACGGCTTCCATCACGGTAGAACGGATCAATGCTGCTGGGGTAGCCGACACAACGTGGCCAGGCTTCGATGCGCTGACCACGGCCACTGCTGTGCTGCGCCTGGACGGATCAACCCAAGAGGGGGATTGGTCAGGCCCGTTCCCGGCCTGTCCTCCTGGCAAGACCACTCGACGCATCGCTTGGGATATCTTCTTCCCGCAAGGCCTGGTCCACGTAGGCGGTAAGGGTGACCTGAACTCACTAGAAGTGACTGTGGAAATGCAGTACCGGGACATCACCACTGCCGGCGCCTGGACTTCTGAGGTCAAGATTTATCAGGCCGCTACGCTCGACCAGCTCGGTTTCACCAACTACACCAATCTGCCTTCGGCTATCCGGCCAGAGGTGCGCATCCGCAGGATCGGCGCCAAGTCGACTAGCACCCAGGATGCGAACACCGTGCAATGGTATGGCCTGCGCTCCAACCTCGATGCGCCGATCAAGTATGACGGTGTCACCCTCATCGCCCTGCGCGTGAAAGGCGGCAACCGGATCGCTTCGCAGTCCGAGAGCCAGGTTTCCTGCATCGCCACGCGCAAGCTGCCAACCCGAAGAGGTGGAGCTTGGACTGAGCCCGAGCCAACCCGCGACATCTCCGCGTGGTTCGGCTACATCGCCCAGAGCGTCGGCTATTTGATCGAGGATGGAAATTCCGATATCGACCTGGATGAACTGGACCGTCTGCAAGCCATCTGGACTGCCCGCGGCGACTACTACGACAGGACGATCGAGTCGGCCAGCACGGTGAAGGCCTGCATGATCGAGGCCCTACAAGCAGGATTTGCGGAACTGACCATCGACCGTGGCCTCCTGCGACCCGTCAGGGATGAGAAGCGCGGCCCGGACTTCGATCACGAGTATTCCCCGCTATTCAACCCACAGGTCATGACCAAGCCGCTGAAGCGCGAGGCCGAGCACGTCACCGCCGATGACTTTGATGGCGTGGATGTTGAGTACCTCAGTTCTACCACCTGGCAGATAGAGACGATTGAGTGCCGACTGCCAGGGGATCTCGGCTTACGCACTGAGAAGATCAAGGTCGAGGGCATCAGCAATGAAACTCGGGCGTGGCGCTACGGCATGCGCCGGCGCCGGCAGCAGGTCTATCAACGCAAGCGCTACAGCTTCTCGACCGAACTGGATGCCCTGAACAGCGGGTACCTCGACTACGCATTGCTCGGCGACACCACCCCGGGGTACGGGCAGAGCGCCATGCTCAAGGGCTTCGCACCGATGGGAAGCCAGCAAATTCTGGTCTCTTCCGAGCGGCTCATCTGGACGCCTGGCGCCGAGCACTGGGTGGCGCTGCGCCGGAGAGATGGCAGCGCCTCCGGGCCGTATGTTGCAACCCGGGTTGATGACTATCGCATGACCATCAGCGGACTGGACTTCACTCCCGTGCTCGACAGTGCCATGGACCCGCCCGTCCTTCAGTTTGGGCCGAAGGCGATGTTCTGCTATCCGGCGCTCATCAAGGAAGTGAATCCCAGCGGCACCGTGAGCTGCAACGTAATGGCGGTGAACTACGACGAGCGCGTCTACCTCGATGACGACAACTTCCCGCCGGTCTAATCGGCTCAATTTGAGTATGCCCGCCATGAGCGGGCTTTTTTCGCCTGGAGACAGCATGCGATACAACACTGGCAATCCTGTTGAGCCGAATGGGTCGGATGATCCGCGGGACCTGTACGACAACACTCAGGTGTTCGATAAATTTGTTACATCTCCAAACTTCTCGGAGAAGGATCGTCTCGGAACTGACCGCCTCACCTGGGCTGGAGCAGTAAATGAATGGCGGCAGATGCTACAAGGGGCCGGTTTCGAAACAGTCCATCTAGCTTATGTTGATGGAGTATCGCTCACGGTTTCGAGGCCAACGCAACTCGTCGATCGGGCAGGGGTAACGTACAGCGTAAAGTTGCCTGCCAACTTCCCTTTAACCTTAAGTGGGAACTGGGCGGCGGACCAAGCGCTGCTGACGGATAGGGCTGACAACCCACTTCGACAGCAGCTCTCCAGCACGGCGGATCCGGTGCTTGGCGCAGCGATGTTGGGCCGGTCTAGTGTCACCATCGCGTCAATTAAAGACATTGGCGCACAAGTCAAAGACTCTACCCGAATCTTGGTGCTGCAGTCTTATCATCCTGGTCGTACATACGGTGGCGGCAAGCTGGTGTGGGCATCATCGGTACCGAAGAGCAAGCACGATGGTTTCCTTATCTTCAGTCCGACAGTGCCGGCGGCGTCGGTCACTACCACGCAAGCCACTATCATCAGCTATATGAACCGCACCGGCGAGACTGACGCTAGCGGCTCAGGTTGCTGGCTGAGGCTCTTTAGCGGCGAAGCACACATGGAGTGGGGGGGAGTGACCCCTGGCACGGACTGTGGACTGCTGGCGCAAAAAATTGTCGACTTCTGCGTACCAAACGGAATCAGCTTGCGCTGTGATGAGGTGTTAACAGTAGGCTCTACTGTGAAGGTGCCGCAGTACCGCACTGACCCGGCTGTGACCCGCGTTTTCAACCATTCTTGCGTGTCGCTCCGAAGTGTCGTTTCGACTCTTATCAGTGGTCCTGCGCTGCGCTTCGAGTCTTCCGGTGCAGACCTTGAGGTCGGCGAACTAAACGGCCCTGGCCCGGATGCCGGGGCTTCGCGAGGGGTATTTATTACCGGACAAGGGGCTGGCCGTGTGAAGGTTAACTTCACCCAAGGGTTCCAGAACGGTATTCACCTCGAAGAGTCCTATGCTCACACTGTAAATGTGGGATGGATTGACAACTGCATTCGCGGTATAGCCCTGGTGTCAGCTAATGACAACCGTATCACTGGTGGTCGAGTGGGCGGACGATACTCAACGCCCCAAACTGTTGGAATCCTAGACCCCACCACATGCGAAATTGGGGTATCGGTAGGTGCCGGTTGCGCTAGCAACAGAATCACTCTGAATATCGAGTATTGCCGGAGATCAGCTACATCTGTAGGGCTTCGCGACTCCGGGGTTGGCACACAGTTCTCGGGATACATCGAGAGCTGTGTGGCCTGGAACGTCTATGCAGATGGTCGCAATGCAACCATCAACGTGCTGCCCGGCGGCTCAGTCAGAAGAGCCGATAACTGCGGTTTCTTCGCGGGCGATACCAACCGAATCGAATTTGAGGCCCAACAGGACTACCACAACGAGACCCCATCACCTGAGAAAAACACCCTGACTTTCGAGTCGCTTCAAGCTCTGGCGACATCAGGAACTGGCCAAATTAGTGGGAAAAATGGCCTGGCCACCTACGCGCGCAACTTGAGCCCTGCAAGGAATGAGGTCGTAAACGGGAACGCCCTCGGTGCCGGCAGTTGGTCTTCTGTCGGTACTGGTGGAGCATCTGCTGCGGGAATTTTCACCAACAGCAACGTTGGTATGCCTGAATTAGGCCTGTTTGGTTCGACGCAGGTAACACTTCCAGCACTGGCTGCGGACGGGGCCGAGTATGTGATATCTCAAGGCTCGATCAACATGGCAGTCGGTCCATTTAGTTTCGGACTGTTCGCTTTCTGTGCTGCGGGCGATGTGGATATCTACATACGAGTTATCTCCTCGGATGCCGCTGTTCAGCATCGTATGGTTACTCGACTTGCATCCGTGAGTGGCGGTGGTTTCAAGAGGATTGCGACGGAGCTAAATAACTCTAAGGCTGACCCTCTAGCGACGTACCAGGTCCGTCTCCGGTCAGCTGTAGGGTGTACGCTGTACCTATGCGGGGCGTTTGCGATAAATCGCACCGACATTGAGGTGCCAGCTGTAAACACAGGAGCCACCAAGAGAAATGTGATATCCGGTTCGGAAGTGGCTGGGAGAATGTTTCCAAATGGACTTGTGATTAATGGTGCCCTTCAAAAGACTATCGAATAACTTCAGGGGCTGAAGCGTTCGATACAGTCGGTCTGATGTTTTCGACACTTATTTTGTCGGGCTCCGGATATAACATAACCCTTCCCGCTGGTAGTGACGGTCAGGAGATCACAATAAAGAAAGACGGTGCATCTGGAACAGTTGGAATACTGCTGTCCGGTACCACTATCGATGGATCTTCTGGAGGGGTAACGATGAATACGCTGGATGTTCTGAGATTAAGATTTGTCCCAACATTTGGGTGGCTGAAGGTATAGAGAAAGGGGGCGCAAAGCCCCCCGTTATATTACATTCCGGCTAGGGGGTTGCCGAATCGCTTCAAGTACTCTTCACCAATCTTTTTTGCGCCAACGGCATTTAAGTGAGAGCCGTCGTTGCGGAAAATTATCTTCCCATCCAGAAATGCTTTGCATTTTTGATTTTCGCAAAGGACTTTGTTTGGGTCAATCACTACCACTTGCGGGAATTTTTCTTTGATCTTGTACTCCATCCTGTCACTGTCAGGCTGTACTGGCTTGTAAGTCTCATCAATTGATGCGTGTCGGAGCTTTTCTTCTCTCATGCGACTTACTTCTGTTTTTCCGATTTCAGCGAATGGCTGAACCAATATCACGACTTTAACCCCTGCTTCGAGATATCGTTTTATTGTGTCGTATTGTAATTCTTCAATACGATCGTTCACATCTTCGAGGTTTCCATTGTGTACCCTGAATCGTGTTTGCCAGGTTGCATAGTTGTTCCAAAAGTTGGATATGATCACAAGTCGCTTTGACTTGGCCAATTCAAAACGTGACGTGTTGTAGTCAGATATTTTGCGCCATTCGCTTTCCGGAATCTTATTCATCATGTCCATGGTGAACACATTAGGTATCGCTGGAGTCGAGCCTGCAGTGGTGTCGTGTATCATGATTCCAGCATCACGAGCTAGGACGTCGACGAACTGGGCATAAGCATTCGCAAATGAGTCACCAACTAGAAGGCCGTCAGCGTCAGGGCGATCAATGCCGAGATGGCACTCATCATAGTTCCCAACAATCATTACACTTATGCACTGACTTCTCTGAACATGTGAAGTATTCCTTTCCTCCAGTTCGGAAATCAATTCTCCAGACCTAGACCTGAATCCGTCATTTTTAATATTGTATAAGCCCCTGCGCACATCAATAGTGAAGGAATTACATACAGTGGCACGGCGACTGAGAAGAATTTTTTGGATTTAATGTTTCGAAATGGGGTTTCGATGAGATGGTAGCTGATGCATGAGGCCAAGAAGGCAATTGCAATCAAGGTCAGAGCGTTTTCTGTTGTTAGTTCTATGCCGCGATATTGAGCGAGGGCAAGTACCGGCCAATGCCACAGGTATAGTGAGTAAGATACCTTCCCAATGTAGCGCATTGGTGCGACTTTTAAGATGCTCAGCACTGTGTGATTGGTTGAATTAAAGCCGCTGGCGATTACCATTGCAGTTCCAATGCAGACCGGCAGTGCGTAAATCCCAGGGAATGCACTTGAGTTGCTCAGGAAGAAAGCGCTTGCAACAATCAGAATTAGCCCTGTCCACGCTACAGTTGAGCCTGGGTTTACTACTTTGGCCACACGGTGTTGGTATAGCGCGAGAAGAGCTCCGATCATGAGCTCAAAGAACCTGAACGGGAGGAGAAGATAGGCGGCATTTTTATGGTTTACCGCGTAGTAATGAGATGCCAGCAAAGATGCAATAAGAATTGCTGCAACGACGTAGCGTACTGCGCGCTTGCTATCTATCCATGATAATGTGAGTAGAAGCATTGGCCATAAAATGTAAAATTGTTCTTCTACTGCAATGGACCAAGTGTGTAAAAGCGGCTCATTAGCGGCATTGCCAAAATACCCTGTGCCCATGAAGAAATAGACGTTGCTCAGTCCGACTAATGATGCTACGGCGCTCTTGGCGTAGGAGATCATATCATCCGGGAGCAGGTAGGCGCCTGAGTATATCGTGGTGCAGGCCAGTAAGAAAAAGTAAGCTGGCATTAAGCGCTTTATTCGGCGGACGTAGAAGCTTCGGAAAGTAAAGGTGCGTTCCAGAATTTCTCGTCTAAGTATTGCTGTGATCAAGTATCCGGAGATGACAAAAAAAACGTCTACGCCAACAAAGCCTCCTGGCACCGGAAAGCCAGCGTGATAAAGAACTACGAGTAGCACGGCTATTGCACGAAGACCGTCAATATCGGCCCTGTAGCCACTTGCAAGTGAAGTGCGCTCCCTGTTGATAGAGTGTTTTATTATCATGGTCATTTAAATTGCCACTCCATTGTTCATCATACCCTTTCGCCTAGCTTTCAGTGAGCCATGCGGATCATAGCGGAAATGATGATCTGCGCCGACTGTTGACTATCAGTCCATCCCATGCCCGCCGAGTGCGGGCTTTTTTGTGCCTGGAGAAAACCCATGACCACACCACGCGGCGTCCGCAACCGGAACCCCGGCAACATCGATTTCAACCCAAGGAACGCCTGGCAGGGCCAGCTGGGCATGGAGGAGGGCGTGGCCAAGCCGCGCTTCGCCAGGTTCGACCAAGCCGAGAACGGCATCCGTGCCTTGGGCAAGCTGCTGCTGAACTACCGGGGCAAGGACGGAATGCCCGGTGTAGGCCGTCCCGGCATCGACACCCCGCTGGAGTTCATCAGCCGCTGGGCGCCCTCAAACGAGAACAACACCCTGGCCTACGCGCAGGCCATTGCCAAGCGCCTCGGCGTTGGCGTGCGCGACTCTATCGACATCTCCAAGCCGCAGGTGCTGCGCGAAGCCGTGGTCGGCATCATCGTCCATGAGAATGGCGGCAACCCGTACAAGCCCGAGGTAATCGACGAGGGCATCCGGCGGGCGCTGGCATGAAGGGCTTGGCCATATTGGCTGTTGCTGTGCTGCTGGCATCCCACTGGGCCGCCTACCAGCACGGCCGCTCGGTAGAGCGAGCGAACGCCGGACAGGCAACAGCACAACGAGATAGTGGCGACCGCCTGGCCGAAGTCATCGGCGAACGATCTGCGCGCCAGGAAGAACACCGGAGCGCAGATGCGCAGCAAGAGGCGAGAGTAAAAGGGTATGAAGAAAGAACGATTGCTGATGCTGGCGCTGCTGACGCCGATGCTGCTGGCCAGCGGCTGCGCAGTGACGCCTCCCAGCTCGCCGCCACCGTCAGTTGCCCCGGCCCGGATACCGCCGCTGTCGCCAGAGGCCAGGCAGCCACCCGCGCCGCCATGGTGCTCTCCGACCTGCTCGACCGGTCTGTCGCTACGAATCGAGAGCTGGCGCAGGCTTATGACCGAGCCAGGATCGCTGGAGAGCAGTGCGCAGGTGAGTACGACGCCCTGATCGCAAGGCGGGCGCCAGAAAGCGCCCGGGAATAA